ATGCAGGCTATGGATGGTATCCATAGTAAGTTTGGAAAGAAAAAATTAGGTGTCGGACCATGTTTTGTTCCTGGTCGGAACTGGTCGATGAGTAGAGATAAACTTAGCAGGAATCCTTTTAAGTGGGATGAATTATTAACTATAAAATAAAAAATTAAACTTTTACAAATTCGCCGTTTTCCTGTTTAATAAGTGCATTACCATTTTGATCTAAAACTGGCAAACCTAATTTAGATTGTAGTGAAGGATGTAATAATTTTTGGTCAACTATACCTTCATTAATAGCCTTTAAAAGCATATCTTTTAATTTTCTTTCATTATAAGTTCTGACACTTTCAGATCGTAAGGAAGAAATAATCAATTGAGATACTTTTCCCAATTTTTCATAATTTAAATCAACTAAATCATTATGTAATTTAGACAAAGATTCAATAATTGTATCTCCTTCCGTTACTGCAATCGGCAACCCTAAACTATCTACATCTTCTTTTGAAAAATAAACAATTTGAATTCGATTAAGTCTTTCTAATTTCGTATTGGTAATCAAAGCAAGAATAGCTTTCTCTATTTCAGCATCAGTACAATTTTCAACTGCCCAAACAGATAAAGTATTTTGAGAAGTTTTTAAACAAGTAGTTAAGGCATCGGCTCTGACAAAAGGTATAATTTCTGAATCCAGTGCTTTTTCTGCAATTTCCTCTTCAGAAGGCCATTTTGCTTTACTTATCTTTCTTACAAAAATAGTCATATTAAATTAACTACCTTTATTATCTTCTTCATACAATTCAACCAATTCTTTTCTATAGTCATCAATCCATTTTGGAGTTAACTTAGAGTGCTTCAGTACATTATTATATGATGGAAGCATTAATTTCTCTTGAATTCTTAATGCATATTCTTTGATTTCAGTATCTTTATGATTAAGAACGATAAGAAAATTAGTTAAAAATTGATGATCAATAAAATCAGGAGCAATATTACCTAAAATTTTTAAAATATTAAGAAGAACCTTTGTGTTATCAAAAGAATCAATAATCCATTGGCTAATTTGTTCTTGAACTTCAACTTTACTATGTTTATAAAAGTTGATTAATTCATTTTCAATAGGTGAAACATAATCGACTGGCACATCTTCATATCTCAGAAAATTATCAAATTTATTCTTAAAAATATCAAATTCTCTTTTAATTTGCTTTAAGCTCTCTTCCCCTATCTTTTGTTCTATAACAGTGGGGTCAGTAATACTAACTACGTCTGTATTTAAGTAATCTTTTAAAAAAGACTGTATCTTATCGGTTTGCCAAACCGTTTTTATTGTTTCAATCTCGTACTTAGTGATTATCTTTTTATGATTACCACTTTCATACATAGTATTATTAGATAAATTATTTGAATAGTTCATATAAAAAATCTTACATTGATTCTAAAATAAATTTCTTTGAAGCATTTATAAACTTTACTACATCCTTACTTGTAAATCTAAAAACATCCTTAGTAGATAACGTATTAACATCATAAACACTTGCTAGAGTATTTCGAGAAACTCCTGATTCATGAGTTACATAATCTTTTGAAACAGATAAATTTACCATTTCATTTAGTTCCGCCATAGCAAAACGAGTAACTTTTCTCGATCTATTCTCAATAACATTTCGATCTAATTCTTCTGAAGTACAATACTCGCGTAATGTAACCTCATTATAATCCTCCCTAATAAGAACTAGCCCCAATCTTTTTGATTGTTTATAGTTTATATATGGGGTCAGATCCGAAAACGATTTAAAAAACTTTTCAAATATACTTTCTAATTCCTCTATTTTCTCAAAGGAATTTAAAAATACAAGTGAATCATTTCTAATTTGGTAGGTACATTTTTGATTGCTACTAACCAAATCAATAAATTTAGTTATCTTTTTTGTTTGAGAACCATCCTGAGAATTAATCTCAATTAATTGTTCAGTTATTTCTTTTGGAAACAACAAATGATTTATAGCAAATTCTTTTACTAATTTATCAAGTGTTTCTGGCTTAGATTGAATGGGGGTTAAACCTCCATTTATAACAATTTGTAATTGGAAAACTTGATCGTTCATTGTATTGAAAGCAAAATATAATTAAGTTTTATTTTACAGAATACACTACATCTGAACAATCCCCCCCTAAAATTTAAAGATTATTACCAATCAATCCTATAACTTACCTATAAACTTTTACAACTACCTCACTATACGTCGAAGTAACTGTGCAGTCTTGAGTAGAATGCACAGTAAAATTAGGTACTTCACATTGATACTCGATTAGCAATCCAGCCATAGAAAAATTGTTCTTGGCTTGGATTGCGCTCACAGATTTCAATGTAACGCTGACCTTGCATGATATTAAGTACTCGTACCAAGACTTTCTCGCCTTCTTTCCCGCGTTTGGCCAGATAGGTTTTTAGAGCTCTAAGAGTTTCAGATCCATAAACACCATCAACCTCTAAATCTGCATATCCAGCTTTTCCTTGGTTGTTTAGTAAGTTCAAAGCGCGTTGTAAAAGTGGTTTTGCAAAGCCAGTCCCGCAATTCACACCAGTGTCTAGAAGCTCTTCAGCTACTGCAGAAGAAACTGCATTTACTTGGTCAAATCGTGGAGCTGTCCAATAGTTTTTGCGGTAAATTGCTTTGGCTACATCCAGAGGTAAATCTCGCATATTACCTTTGAATCCATTCGCTCGAGCAACTGCTTCAGTAATTCCATACTTAGTTGCCCCTCCTCGATCAGCTGGGTTATTTACATACCCGCCTTCACGCTTAATGAGTTCGTCAAGATATTGTTCAATGTTCATTTAACTTTTCCTTAGGTAATAAAAAACCGCCCGAAGGCGGCATTAACTGTTTTCAATGTCTTTTCTGGCTTTCTTAAACTCTTTGATCACTTCCACAATCGTTTTACCTTCCTGTTTATCTATGAAGTTAAAAATCCAACGGACCAAAGCCCAACCGGGTAATCCACAAACAAAGAAGAACCCACCTAGAGCAATCATCCCCCATACATCAGTAACCCATTCATGAAGCCCCCACTTCACAATAATGAATGAGCCGCCAGCCAAACTTGATACAACCGTACAGATCAAGCCCACTGCCCACTCTTGTGGTGAGCGTGGCATACGTGTCATTAATACTACTGCTGCAACTAAAGCGACCGCTAAAGTCACCATGATTGCCGCTCCATAAAATTTTAAAATTGCTGTTAAACCGCTTGTGGAAACTGGTTCCATTTATATCTCCAGAAAATTTAGGCAATAAAAAAGCACCCGAATTGGGTGCTCAAAGTTCTTTTAAGATTTAAAGTGTTTGTAGAATTTTCCCTCCATTGATCAATTGAGTTGTAAGTGGTGCCACCCCAACAATTGCAGGTCCACCCGGCCCCGGCTGGCCTTCAGTTGTGCCATGGTATTGCCAGTTCCATGTTCCATCATTGGTGGACTTGGTACCGCGCTGGCCCCAACCTCCACCATCACCAGACAATGGAGATCCATATCGATCATTTTGGGTTCGGTAACCTTTACCGGGTACCGAAGCTTCGGCATCGGTTACTTTGACAACCATAAAGTCACCATTTAAGTACCAACGCCAGTCTTGTGAATCGTTAGTAATAGGTTGTCCGGTCATAACCCGACCAAAAGGTGCTCCAGCTCCACCGGGAATACCCTGAACTCCATACGATAATCCTGTATAAATACCGCTTGGTGTTGCTCCACCACCTGAGCCGCCTCGAGCCAGAGTTCCACCATCAATAATCAGGTTTAGTTTACTGTGCCGGTTTAATAAACCGGGTGCTCCCTGAAAACCGTCACGGCGGGTTTTAGTAAAGTTATAATCCGGATCGGTAGACCATGCACCAAATGCCAAATGTGGCAACCCGCCATCTCCACCACGTCCAACAACAGCACCTTTAATAGTCAAATTTACCACGAGATCAGGTGGGAACTCACCAGTATCAATAGCAGGTAATTCTGATGCAGCTGGAACGATATACTCTCGTTTTGCAGGACTAGAGTTATAGTCGAATTTATAGACAAATCTGGTTTCCGGTCGATAAGAACTTGAACTTGAAACTAGTGCACCTGCTTCAACTACAAAACTGATTTCTCCAGTCGTTGGCAAATCCCCTCTTTGCATCTGATATAAACGTGCCAGATTAATATCCAGCTGGTCATATCGAATGTAAATCGGTGAATCATCAACCGGCACATCAATAAAGTCCTTGTCATTGAGGTAATAACGTTCATCGTAATTAATTGCAGTAATGGTATTAGAGAACTGGTCAGCCGGTTCTCTTTTTGCAACCAGATAAGGCAGTGAGCCTTTGGTATCGTCATTAACTACGGTGTAGATAGTATTCACAAAGTCATCGGGACTAAGCTTTAAGGCCCCGTTCGGTAAACGCCCTAAAACTACTTTGTTCTTGGCTGAACCCGGCGTAACGGGAATCAGGTCCACGGTACCATCCCCCATTTGCAAATAAATCACATAACTCTTGCCTGCAATGAAATCGACATCATGGCTTAGGGTGAGAATTAAACCTTCTTGCTGTACCACCTCACCGCTTTGATGAATACCATTGCGATAATCAGCTACAGCGATCCGGTCACGTAAAACCAGTAATTCTGACTCAGGTGCCGCATCAAAGGTAATGGATTTGCGCTGGAAGCGAAGCTTGTTCCAAAGCCGGTACGCATTAAAATGAGCTTGCCACTTGTTACGCACACCTACAGATTTCACCTCTTTGGGGTTCTTGGCCCCTTTATCCGGTAGATAGATATTGATACGACTATCGTCGGCCGGATCCGTGTATTCATAGATCAGTCCATCGTAGTCATCCATCACGCCAAAGGTAAGATCATGCTTGTAACTATCAGGAATAATATTCCTGAAGTTAAATAGCATTACCGAGTTATCAGTTGGACGTTCAAAATAAAGCTTGAGCTTATTATTTTGACGATATGCAGTACAAAACACGGCATCACAAAGATTGGTGACCAGCTCTTCAAAAGACAGGTTTGTATCATCAATCGTAGTACAGAACTCAGCCGCAAGTGGTGTACCAAAATAATCAACTACATCGTTATAAGTCCGATAGATATTTTCCAGATCTATTTCGTCGATCGTACGGCGGCCTATCTTGTCATCCAGTGCCATTGAAACCAATGCATCAGCAAAGCTTGATGTTGGAAATAGCTCTGTCGTCATTGCGCCGTTTTTAAAAGTCGGTAACATCCGCTGAAGATCAAAATTGATCTTGCGGGACTTAACAGATAAAGCTCCAGTGGTTGCATAAGTGCGCGCACGAAAAACCGTTTCATGTTCATACACTGTGCTTTGCAAAGGATAAGCACCATAAAGCGCCTGCCACTTTACTTCATCTACTACCGTTGTAACCGCCGGTGTTGGTGTTAAACGACGTGCACGGACACTACAGCGACCTTGAAATGTCACCATATCCAGCGTTGCGCCAACGGTTTGACGCGACTTTGCCGAACCTTTCAAAATGATCTGCTTCAGCATCGGATTACCAATCGCTGCACCAGATTCATTTACCGGTGTTACTTCAACTTCAATCGTGACGTTAACAGCGGCCTGATTCCCACCTGAAGAAACGGTATAAAGTCCATTTGTGGCCACAAAATTACACAGCACCCGGCTACGTTCAACATTGTCCAGAATGAATGGACCAATCCATTTTTCACCTATTGAACTGATCTTTGGTGACAAAGCTGCAGTTTGTTGGTTATTTAACTCTTTAAGCTTTAACCAGTTAGCATTAACGGCCGCCGGATTTGATAACGTCATTCGATCATCTGCTACCGATAGAACGCTGTAAGTGCCGTTTAAATCATAAGTCTGGCCGTTAAACGTGAATGAGGCATTGGTGATTTCTACGCGGTCATTACTTACAAACTTAGTGGTTAAATCCGTATTGTTTGCAGATGCCCGAAGGATCTCGTTTGGATATGCAAAATGAAGGTAGTTCGTACCTTCTAAAGACTGTGTATCTGCTGGACGGAGAACTTGGCCATTAACAGAAGTTTGATGCTGAACCGTTAGTGGCGGCGTGGTAATTTCGGTACCAAGCGAAAAATATGGCTCACCTGAAACAATATCTACACCTGGTCGAAAGACTTCTACCGATGCGCCGGCAATATCAACAATGTTGGTTTCACCATCATATGCACCGTTAATTTTATAGTGACCACGACCAATACAACCAACAACATGCTCTACTTCGACATTGTTTTCATATACCTTGTAAGGCACAGTAATCAGATCAGGGGTATCGTGAGCGGCACCATAAATATCTGCGATACGACCATTTACGCGAGTTTTATTTTCACGGTTTGATAATTCGTTATTTGCAGACGAGGATTGATTGTTATTCTGGTTGGTTTGGGTAATTGAGGGCACAGGCATTAATAATGCAACAGCCACACCCATAACTATAGAAGCAACCGCTATCCAAGCTAGAGTTATGGGGTCTATACCCTTGGGATTCTCAATTACAATGAAAGTGCCTGGCAAGAAATCGAGCTGCTTTAATTCATATGCATTCTTCGGTGTGACTTCATTCGCAAATGAAATTTCGGCATGATCCATATTACTTGTTGTATGGAAAATACGGACATGTTCAGGCATATAATCATATTTTGAAGTAAGCCATTGACCCAAAGTTTCGGCGTGTTCAATTGTTTTGTCTTCGGATAAAGGGTCTTGTTTATAAATAATCTTAATCATAGAAACTCACACGATTAAATCCAAATGCTTGAACGACTTGAATTGGCATCCATGAAACGCCTGATTCCTGCAAATGCAAAATACGCCCCAAACGAAAAAGCCCCACATGTGGGGGCTTGTTTCGGTATCTCGAGTGAAAGGCGACTATGCAGCCTTCCTTGGGCATGGGCAGTGGATTTAAAAGTTTTAACCTTGATGGTAGAAATACCTTTTCTTTAATAGGCTTCATAAAAAATTCAAGTGCTTCCACCCGGTCTATTCCATATAGATCCAATGCAGCTTCATGAGCAAAATGAACACAGTTGTAGTTTTCCTCGTCATATTGTCTATCAAGCAAATGATCATGACTTTTCATATAGCCCCCTTGAGACCAGTAAAGCGGTCTAGTGCAAAGATATCTCCAGTTTTAGCGGTATTTAATCGTGGAGATTCAGCTTTGAACGTCACAGCTTTATGGTTCATGGCAACACTGGAGAGTTGCAGTCCAAGTAAATAAAACATTGGAGAGTTCAGATTGTCTGAACTGTAAATCCGGTAATTTACGGTTGGCTTTACATCTGGATATTGCCCTTCGATTACCCGTTCAAACTCATCTGGCATCACATCACCTAGACCAGAGATAGAAACGGTTAATGTCTGGTCCAGATCACCCAGCATTCCGGATCTTTGAATAGATGCTGGCAAAAATTCATAATAGACCTGACCGGATCCTTCCTTATGTTGTACATACACCCCACGATCATCATTACGAACTATTCGGTATATGTTCATAAAGGAAGGATGAGAAAGCTCAATACATTCCAGTTGATAAACATCGACTTTACGATTGAAAAAGAACTTGGCGTATTCGTTATCCATTAGACCTCCCAATCCTTAATCAAAGCTATATCGGCCGTAAGGTTAGGCTGGTTTTGAACAACTTCGAGCTGTGCATTTACCCGGTAAAGGTTGCCATTCACTTCATTGGTCTTGAACGAGTTCGGAATGAAATTGCATTGGTATTGCTGACGTGTTCCTTGGTCTATGACCAAATCCGCATAGAATGAAGCTGGCTTATTCTGATAGATCCGCCAGAAAGCCATCATTTTATTGAAATCGGTTTTACTTAAATTCCAGTTCACATCGACAATATGACTATTACGTTTTACATCGATGTAATAGCGACCACGTCCGCCATCCATCTGCTGACGTTTCACATCATCACCCGGTGTTACGCCATAGCCGCTGGTCTGAGGATTTAGCTTTAACTTGTACATAACTTTCCTTCAGGTAATAAAAAACCGACCATTTAAGGTCGGTTTTTTCAAATGTTGTAAATTAAATTAGTTCAAATAACTCAGAAATTCTTTTAGCTTCTTCAATACTAAAATTTGCAAGTTCGCGCGTAATCTTTATTTCCATTTTATAGTCAGCCCTAGTTCTTAATTTTTTTAAAGAATTGATCTTTGCATAAACTAGCTCTGCATTTATTTTAGTTTGTTCATTAGCATTTGAATCATAACTGAGAAGACTGCTATATAACCTTGCATGAACCCCACCTTTTTCTGAAGTTGGCTTCCACCTCAATCTATCTTCAAGATGATATTTTGCTTCATGAAATGTGAAGTAATAAGCTCTACCGATAACATTTCTTAATTGTAAATCTGGGTATGAGGTTTCAGCAGATGCTATTTCATTACAATATTCTAAAAGCTTATTATCCATTCAGAACCTCACTATAAGGAACGAATGTATATGAGATCTTGTTAAATGCAGTCAAAAGACCTTCTTTAAAACATAATTCAATAATTTCCTCGTTAATTTTCATGATCTCTTTTACAGGTTTATTTATATATATAAGTAATAAAAATTCTTCATCAATAAAGCTATAGTCATGGTTGAGTACTCTCGCATTATTCTTTAAAACGGTATTCTTGATAATAGAAGAGATCTTTTTGAAATCATTTTCACTTATATCTAGTCGATCATTGATATCAGCCAGTACAGTGTGATGATCAAAACTGTTATTAAACACAGCTTCACTATAAAATGATGAGTCCTTAGCCCATAACTCACCATTAAGTAAGAAAATAAGTCCAAGATCTCTTGGTAAGATTCCTTTGGAATCCATTTTTTGTAATTCAATTAGCTTTACAATTTTATCTGTTGTTTTACATACATTATCAAAATCAAAAGTATGATTAAAAATATAAATTGCATTCCTTAAACAACTAAAATTATTGGAATGTTTTAAAACATATAATGCTGCCTCATTTGCTTCACTTAAATTATTAGCATTTAACTCTATAAGCCCTTTCATAACATGCCAAAGATCCTTAGGTGCAGTCTGTTTACTACTATCAAGTAACCGCATACACCTTACATAATTAAACTCACTAAGGACTTCAAAAGGCTTGAAGCCGTTTATCAGCGAACCTAACTCATCCATTTTGGTTTTTGGAATTGGTGTTTTCATGTCTTAATAAAGATAAAAGATATATCTACAATCTTACTGAATTTATTTTATAAGATACATGAAATTAATCATTTCTCTCAGAATCATTCTAAGTATTACGAAGATTTTTGAATCTTAAAAAGTTTGAAAAAACCGCCCCCGAAGGCGGTTTTGTTCATTATCGATTCCGTCTTGCTGTCGTATTCTCAGTCAAAGACCGACTAATGGTTGAGTTTGGATTTGCGATTTGATCACTTACAAGCTTAGGTACCGTTCTTGGAAGCTGCTTATCCAGTTCATCTTTAACAATGATCCGGACTGTTTGCTCATCCAGTTGTTCGGCTTCAACTGTCGCCCCACTCACCTGATTAATCACTTCAATTTTGAAATTGATTGTCGGTGAAGCAGGCTCAATTGAAGGCATAATCTCAGCTTGAGGGCGTGAAGTACTTCCTAAAGTAAAGTCCTGAACATCATCCAGATTTGAACGATCCTGAACTAAACCATTGGATGAGAAGTAGACCTTGCCATCATGGAATAAGTCTGAATTTCCAGAAGAAGCTAATTTAGGTGTGTCTCTATTACCCTTATAAATAATCTGAGTATCTTGAACCGGTTGATTAAAGATATCAGATTGCTTTTGGCTTTCTATAAAGGCATTAGAGCTCATCATTGCACGGCGCATGACACTATCAGCCGAGGCATTGTTATTGAGAAAAGCTTCAGGGTTTGTACTCTTACGCATTTTCTCAACTAAACCAACTCCCCCCCATCTTTTAATGTCTTCTTGGGACCATACAATCTCGCCTTTATGGACAATACCAGCAGGCTGATATTTCCCACCAGATCCGGTAAAACCACCATCTGAGAATCCAGCTATTGTTTGCCCAGCAATCAAACCAGCATTTGCATATCCCATAGCAAGCATGGCGGTTGAAGCCGCAATTTTTGCCCCAAAAAATGGGATCGTTGCATCAGCAGCTACTTGTGTAGCTGCCAAATGAGCAGAGATAATCGCAGAAGCAATAGCAAAGGATTGTTGAGCTATAAACATTGCCTTGAAAGAGCGTGAATTTTCACCACGCGCATCCTTAACAATTTGAGTTAAACCTCCCCATGTGCTTGAAGCAGATGAAATCATCTGACTGTATAATTGCAATTGACTGTCGTGATCTGCTTTTCTTGCATCAATCGCCTTCAGGTGGTACTCATTATCCATTTGCTGTCTTGCTTCTTTGAATACGCGCTCCGCCTCCAATCGTTCCTGATAACTAGCTTTTTCAGACTCCAAAACAGCTGCAAGATTATCTTTCAACTTTTGATAAGTTTGAGCGTAATCTTCATCCAATACTTGCATATTGGTTTGCTTGGGCTTGGTGTAGTTTGTCGATTTAAGAAACTGACTAGAGGTATCATACTGATCAATTGTTGGATTCCCCACACCATTACGAATAAAATCAGCCTGAAATGCACTCATCTTCCTTCTACGCTCTTCAAGATCAGTGATTTTTGATATTTCATCATACTCAAGAGCATAACGTTTTTTGATACGCTCCATTTCTCCCAGCATGAATTGCTCAGCCTGAAACAAACGTTGCTCTTGAGCAAGTTTTAGTAATCCTAACTCTTGCTGTTTTTGCAATTCCAGGCCACCTAAAGCAACCTTTCTTTGATCTTCAGAGAGTTTACCCTCAGCAACTAATCGCAAAGAATTGGTTTCATATGTGTACTCAAGCTTTTGCTTCTCAGTCCACTTATAACCATTCACTTCAAAATCAAATTGCTTCTGAGCTAACTTATCTTCAGCATCATAACGCTCATTAATTTTTGGGATTAAATTTGATTGACCTAAAATGGTTGCTTTGTTGATTTCCTCCTCACGTTTTTTGCTTCTAGCAACTGTTTCTGAATCATATGTTGCTTGGAGCTGCTTAATTTCCTCAAGAGTTTTTGCACGTGCCTTATATGCTTCATCTTCGAATTTCGAAAGATCACTAATTGCTTTTGACGCTACTTCGGGGTTATCTCCTAAAATTTTATTAAGCTGATTATAGTAAGAGTCTTGTTTGGCTAAATGCTGTGAAGCTTTAGCTTTGCCAAGCTTTTTCCCATCATAGTCCCAGCCAACAAAATTTTTGGCAACGACTCTCTCTAAACTTCGATAGTCTAAATCGTCATTAAGAAGAGCTGCTTTAGATTTACTATAACTTTTATCGGTCATCGCCTCTTGCACAGCATGTTTAGCCATTGCATCTAATGCATCTTGAGTTTGCTGGATTTTACCGTTTTTATCCAAGACTCCTTGCCCTTGTAAAGACTGCATTAATTTAGTTGAGCGACTTTTTTGCCATGATAAAAATCCTGTGTTGGTATAACCATTATTGGCATCTTTGTGACTACCAAACATTGCCTCATTTCTAAAATCAGTCTCTCGTCCAACTTGAGCTGTCATTACACGAGCTTGTTTATCGCCTAAGCCTGCATTACGGAAGGATTGGTAAACCCGAAGCATATTTCTCACTCGCTCATTATTCCCCGCAAGTAGAACAGCTTGTTTGGCAGACTCTTTGGTTTGTTTTTCAACCTCTTTTGTTTGCTTTCTGGTAGACTCAGAAATGCTTTCTTGTAAGTCCTTGACTTCTTTCTGCTTCTTATACCAAGCCTCAAAAATTGCATATTCCTGACCAGTTAAACTTCTAGTCATCGGAATTTTATTGGTGGTATAAAACTCTGATGCTGCACGCGCCTTATCAAGACCCTTTTCACCACCACCAAATGCAGCGGTGTTTTTTATAAGAAAATCATTTTTCAGATTATCTTTGTTGGCATTGTCTCGTAATTTATTTAACTTTTCTTGTGCAGCGACTTGGTTGTTTAATTCATTTGTTTCTCCTTGTTGAGCAGCAAGTACAGTTTGATGTTGCTTTAGATACTCATTACGCAAGTCATTCTGTTTCTTTAGCTCTGCATTAGCCTGATTCAACGCAATTTTAGACTGATCCGTTTTAGTAGCATGATCCTGTAACCCCTTGATATTTTCAGCAGGAATTTTGGCTGTACTATTGAACTTACTCACAGCATCAGTTGCTGAAATTTGATTTAAAGAATATGCCTGAATTACCTTATTCAACGATTTAACTTGTTCTTCGCTACCACCATTTAACCGAATGAATTCCACTTGTGCTCGTAATGAATCAAGCATTTGTGTTTTCATGTCAGTGAAATTTTGAGTAGCGACTTTTGTTAAGTTTGTTTGAATTGTTAATTGCTTAATTGATTCGGCCGTTACCTCAACATGTTGTCTAGAAGTAGCATTTAAGAGTTTTAGAGCAGTATTACCTTGCTCAATCTTATTTTTTGATTCTGCTACTGCACTAGAGAACTCAATGAGTTTATCAATTTGATTCTGACTAAAACGACCAGATGAAATCATCTTTTTTAAGAGATCACCTGCATCGCTTGCACCTGTAGCAATAGACTTAATGGCATTTTGATAATCTTCATAATCACTGCCAGATAATTTAAATAATTCCTTTTGGATATAAGCAAAACGTTTGATAGCTCCACTAGCATCATCAATTGCATCATTTTGCTGCTCAATCTCTTTGCGTAACCGCACACCCTCTGTTAATGCTTGCACAGTATTTAACTTTATGTACTTATCTGTTAAATCACTAACCGAGTCAGATTGTGTTGCAAGAGACTCTTTGACTTCATCCGAACTGCTGCTTAGTAAATAGAAAGATGCGGCTGTTGCTGCAATTGCTAAACCCATTGGGCTAAAAATCGCCATAAGCGCTGACTTTGCTAAAGCTAGACGGCTAGTAGCAACAGATTGCGCTGTTAAGGCTGCTGATAATCTAGATGAAGCTGCAGACTGTGCTGTTTCCGCAGCAGCAACCTCTAACGCAACTTGAGCTTGTAATCGTCCTAGCTGAGCCATTCGTGTGATGGTAGCCGTGCGACCTTGTTCAGTGATTTGGGCTTTTAAACGAACTTTTTCGAGTTCTATTTCTGCCATGATCTGAGCATGAGTAGCTTTGATGTTCGTTAGTGTCACCTGCGTACTTTGTGCTTCGGCAAGCGCAGATTCCACTTCAGCTTTTGCTGCTGCAATATTTGCATTACGTTCAGCAATTGTGGCAAACACTTGTTTGGTTGACGCAGCAATACTCGCTTGTACAGCAACCGTTTTTGTTAAAACGGCTTTTGTCATTAAGCCAATACCTATGGCAAATGCACTGTCTGCAATTAAATTCAAATTATTTGCTAGTAACTGAATCGATCCTGATAAAGCCTGTGCTGCTCCACTTCCTTTACCAGCCTCTCCTACAAATTTAGTAATTTCATTGTTTAGGAGTGTGAGAGACTGCCCGATTGTTATATCAGTTTTAGCAAAAAGAGCATCAACTTCATCTTGGACATTTTTAAGTGCTTTAACGATTTCCTGTGAAGTGATTTTTCCTTCAGCAGCTACTGAACGTAATTCACCTACAGTAATACCCATACCTTTAGCAATAGCTTTTGCTAAAGCTGGTGTTTGCTCCATTACAGAATTAAGCTCTTCACCACGTAATGTGCCGCTTGCTAACGCTTGTCCGAATTGAACTAAAGCTGCATCAGCAGCTTCTGCACTTGCACCACTAATTGCTACAGCTTTAGAAACTGTTTCAGTTAAACGTGCTGTGTCATCCATTGTGAGGTTTAAAGTTTTGGCATTATCACTAAAACGCTGGTAGACCTGTAGAACAGAATCCCATGCTGAATAGGTTTTTTGAGCAATTCGGAAAGTGTCTTCCGTAGCTTTATTTAGTTCAACTTGATTATTAGTGACCAACTTAAGGCGGTTTTGTAGTCCAGTATATGTATCCATCTTTGAAATGGCTGAACCTACTGTTAATAAACCAGCCATATACCCTGCTAGTGCACGAGTTGCTACAGACATCCGGTCCATAGATTTCGAGGCGAAATCCCCTTTTTTGGTGATGCTATCCAATTCAACTGATAAGTCTTGTGCAGTGCGTTTCGCACGTTCCGAATCAATAACAATTACTAAGCGAGCTTCTTGAGCCATTTGACTTTCCTCTAGGCAATAAAAAACCGCCATAAACGGCGGCAATAAATCGAGACTTAACTAGGCAATACTTTTTGACTTTTCCAAGATCCATGAAGTTATCTCAGCCCCTAGATCTCCATACATTAATAATTGATAAGCTGATTTTGGCGAATAACGCGTTTCTTTTTCACCAGCTATTCCTGTTTTTGAAAGTTCAATATTTTCCCAATCCTGTATAAGATGAGTTGCGATAATTTTGGCAAACTCTTGGGCTGATAGCATGGCACTCATTCTAAAAATACTTTTTTTGGTACAAAGCATTTTATAGGCCTCACCAAATTCAGGATCAGAAAAAGGCTTAATCCTGAAACATCCAAAAACTTGATCATTTTTCTTAAAAACAAACCATTTGGATTTATCCGTCATATTTGCTTCCAAAATTTCGGTAATAAAAAACCGACCATTGATAGGTCGGTTTTAGGCTTTAATCGCTGCAATGATTTCAGGTAATTTCCAGATTAGAATTGGTATGGAAAACAAAATTAAAAAGGCAATAATTGTCTGCCATAAGCCATACTTTTCAATAGACACTTTCATAAGCTCCACTATTGGTTTAAAATGCTCCATATAGATTTACTTTCCTCTTACTTTCGTCGGTGGGTGGAATGAAAAACCCCAGTAGTTAGCGCTACTGGGGTTTTGTTTTGGGTATTAAAAAACCCACTCAAATGAGTGGGTTCTGTTTAAAAATAATTACTAAGCTGGGCAGTTAAACCAGTTCGGTCGTGCTAGAAATCTTTGTCCATTAGACATGGCTATCACCGAACAGTCTGCATCGATCAACGGCTCATTTTGTAGGTTCCTGAAATCCAACAATCTAGCAATATCTCGTGCTGCTTCATTCGCTTTCACTACTAAGTGTGAGTAATACGCGAACTTCTTCACATCAAGCATTTTTACAGCCAGCAGAACTGGAACGATTTCATCATTTTCTATGATGACTGCTTCAGTAAGTTTGCGAACCAGCTCATAGGCGTCTTTATCAAATAAAGGATCTTGAGGTTTCTTTTCCTCTGGCTTTGCCCTTAAATCCATAACTTCTAAATAATGCTTAGCATCCTCAAAGTGAATAGCTCGTAATTCTCGGTAACTTGCTGAGTATTTAAAGTGGTTTTTTAAACGACTCCACATTTGCACAATCAAATTTTTATTACCTTTTGCTCTTGTATGAACAATGTTATAAAGAATGCCAGCTTGTTCTGGTGAGATAGTTTGTTTTCCATTAAGCAACCACTCCATCACAAGTGAATCGTAAGCTCGGATAACCATCAAGTGGAATTTGGGACTAATCCACATTGCATATGCGTAAACAATTTCCTTAACTACATATGTTCCTCTGTTGTCACCACCATTGACTACTTTTACAGCACTCCTCATATTTGAGGAGTGGTCATTATCTGAACTCTGCAAATTTGCAGAGTGGTCAATTTCATTTATTAACTCTTTAATTTGCTCAGTTCTTAAAAAGTTAGATGGCTGGTGTTTCTTTTCACCACCACTTGCTTTATGAAGGTCACCCAACATAAAACGGCCTTCTTCATCTTGGCGAATGGTAAAATCACCAATAACTAATGGCTTATTATTTGGATTTAAAAAGTTTTGTGTTAAATTAGACATGTTGTCTTTCCTGTAGATTGCGACTTCAATCAAGCCCTGTCCGCCAAGATCACGGGCTTTTTTGTTGTCTATTGATTTCATGCTTTCGCACCTTCAATTTCTTTACGCATATTCTTAATCGCTTGATTAATTACATAATTAACCGGTCTTTCATTTTCCTCTGCTACTTTCTTTAACCATTCATGAAGCTCGTGTTCAATTCGCAAGTTAAACTGCATCTTGCGTTGTGGTTTCGATAACACTCCCATTTTATACTCCTATCAATCGGGTATGATTAAATATAGAATTAATCGGGTAGTATTGTCAATACCCGAATAATAGAATTAATATCTATGTTAAATTTGCGGTATATGGTTTATTTCCATGAGTAAAAATGGTGGTCATCTCACAGTCCAGTACAATCTACGCTGGTCAGAAGAACTGAGAGACAAAATCGCTGACGAAGCTAAGAAAAATACTCGTTCGATGAATCAAGAGATTATTGCTCGTTTAGAACACAGTTTTCGGTCTGAGTCAGCATCAAAACCATTCCTTTCTTTTGATAAAGATACCTCACATCTGGTTATTGGAGATGCTGAGGAGCGTAAACGCCTAGCCCAAATAGCTGCTAAAGCTGTTTTTGATGCTTTAGGACAAAGCCTAGATCAAGATGATGATGAAAAAAAAGCACCCTAGGGTGCTTTTTTAATTACGATAGCAACCAAATCAACCCGATCAACAATGCTACACCCACCATTAATCCTATTATCCATTCAGATGCTGGATAGCCAAGAATCAAATTATTATCATTTTGCGGTTCAATAACTTTCGTTGGGTATTTGGGTTCAGGGTAGCTTGGTTTGACTGCCTTAACCGGCTTATTGCTCAGTGGTGGTGGAATACCTATATGCTCTTTACTGCGAGCGGTAGATCTTTGCTTCAAAAAGTTATCATTTACCTTTTTAATTTCCTGTTCACTCAAATTCCTCTCTTTTGGAGCCACCTCATCATCATTGGGAGATAAAGGGAAGTAAATTTCAACTAAATCTCGAACAGAAATATAGTCACTGTTGGGTAGAGCCTTAAGTAACGATAAAAATTTTTTAAACGGCTGTTTTTTATAGGCTCGATTGTAATAAGCCTCTAATTTTTTCTCTAATGTAATAATTGGTCGATTAGCTGTATAAGCCGCCTTATAAGTGTAAGATATACTGCTTAAAGCATTCTTATGCTTGCCCTCTAGTCTTAAGACATTTGCCATATCTTCATGTGGTGAGGAGTCTATAACCAGTGTTTCTGTTTTAGAAAAACCCATCCTACTAGCATGCTTTAAATAGTAATCTTTTTGATGGTTTAAATGTTTCCATGCATCGTCAAAACGCCTTTCTTTAATAGCAATCTGTGCGAGTTTCTTGCTATTAGCGGCATGCCCCAGATAGTCATCCAATATCATATCTATTCAGCCAATCACATTTAATATTCTGTTTAGTCAAGTTAATTCTCTCGAACAACTATTACTTTGTGTTTAGCTTATCTTTGCATGCTGGTGAAGCGAATTTAAGCCCATTGTCCCTTATCATTTTATATCCTCCTCCAAGCGCATAATTAAGCTCAAGAGATGTTGGAGTGAAATTACTTATTTTCCAGTAAGTCCCATCCTGAGAATAGAGTCTATCATTTAATAATTTTACAGACATTACCCTAGCTGTACCTAGGTGGTCTTGGCAAATTACACCCGTCCCATCACTTTCTAGTATTAAAGTCCCAACCAACCGATCAAATTGACCAGTCCAATAACCTGAATTACTAACAGGTGTTGGATGAATATCAAAAAAATTAGCTGTTGTCGCACAACCGGCCATCCCAAAAACCAAACTTAATAAAACAATCTTTTTCATATATAAACCTATCAAATATCAAAATTTAAAAATCAGCTAATAATCCAAATAAAAATTATTAAAGCTATAAATAGAATAACTCCACAGATTATCCATTCAGATTTAGGGTAACCCCATACATTATCTGGATTATTAAAATCAGGTTCTCTTCTAGGTGTTGTTTTCTTAGTATAACTAGAGAACTTAGAATAAGATAAGCCAGTACCTGGAATACCTACTGTTGTGCGAGTACCCTTCTTACTTACATTTACACGTGCACCTTTCCCACCCACAGAAACACTTGATAGCCCTTTTTTACTAACATTGACACGGATTCCAGGAGCAATTTTTATACTTTTTCTAAAATTCAATCCCATCACATCACCTATCTAGAGCAGATCTTTTTAGAAGCACTGATGGAACCATCATTACAAACAAACTTACTACCATCGCAATGACTTACCCCACCTTTCTTACCAGAGCACGGTTGTCTGCCTCTACCTGCTTCCGCAACACTTAATGAGCTTAAAACTAATAAAAGACTTAAAATGACTTGTTTCATGGTTTTTTACCGTTTGTTATAAAGTGTACTAACTTTAACAAACTGGTTACTAAATGTCACATAAAGCAAAACCACCCGAAGGTGGTTTCTATCAAATAAAACTAACTAAGCTATTTCACAATTGGTTTGATGCCATGAATGGTTATTTCCATATGAAAAACTAATTTCACTTGGTACTAAAGTTCGTTCCTGATGATTTAATGACTCAATCATACTTCTTAGTTTGCCATCACCTTGAACATGCTCTTTATATAATGCACGAAGTAATAGCTCAGTAGGTTTACCAATTAAACCGCGATCAGCTTCCCAATGTCTAATACTAGTCTCACTGACTCCTAAAAGCCCAGCAAGATTCTTCTGTGACAAGTTTAGTTCTTTACGTAAAAAACGAATTTCCTCACCATTCAAGTCAGGCTTTTGCGTAATTAAGAACAACCCAATGGCATTATGAAGCTCATGAACAGATTCAATAGATACGAGTTCACCATAGTCTTCATCATTTTCAATTGTAAATCCATTGCGCAGCCAAATATTGCTCAGACCGCATTCTTCATAGTGATACATAATTTAGCCTACTCTCTAAATGTAGTGACTACTACTGAGAATTCACCGTTCTCGCTCTGCTTGATTGCAACAGCTGTTGTTATGTATTCGCCTGCAGTGCGAACAGAAACATTTAACTGGCAATCACCACGAGTATTTGGGTACGGCCCCTCAGTAATATCTCCATGCTCAAAACAGCAAATAATTTGCTTCATAGAGATACAGCGTTCTTTCATTCTTTCTTTTGCATGTGCAGTTAACTTGATTTTGCTAGTATCTCTAGCAAATGCTCTAAGTTTTTGTTTAGCTTCAGTTAATGTTAAACACATACAAGCAAACACCAAGGTTCTTGGAAAGAGTAAAAGAATGCTGAACCGTCAAATATTGACGGTAAGGTGATTATTCATCATTTGATAATCACGCGCAACACCTTAAAGGTAATTTTCTGTCAATCCAGATCAAGTATTTTGTAACATCGACTGCGTTATTTTGAGTCGCGTTTAAGAGCAACTGCTTAATTGTTTGACGTTTTGACCAAATTAGGCTTTTCAGTCCCTGGCAATACCTAATTTGGTCACTTACCTTTGCTTTTGGTTGATATCTTCTTATGGCACTCCTCCAAAAACAAATTATCCAACGCAAAAATACAGTCATTAAAAATATGAGCAGCCACTGGCAAATCATTATGCTCAGCATAGACATTGATAGCCTGCTGATCTAAAGATAACGGTATGCTTTGCTCATAACGTCTGGATCGACATATAGTGCTAAATGCCGAAAGAATTGAATCAGCCGCATACGAATATTCTGGCGGATCCGGAATACGGCCGCCTAAGAACTTGATTTGCTCGATTTCGTGCGGCGTTTTCGACGCATACGTTTTTTGGTATTTGTAGAGCTCCATGACTTTCCCAGAATTAAAGCCTTGTCCTTGTCTGCGTCTTCCTGAATCTTCTGGGCCTGTTCTTTAATGAATAGCCAGATTGAAATACCAATATCACCAAGATTAAGAAGCTTTGAGGCATTCTCAGGTGTATATGGCTTTTCGGACTCAACAGTTTTACCGTCTACGATTTCGGCAAATACCACACCTTTCCAGTCTTCGATTAAGTGGGCCGCGCATGCATCCATTAAAAGCTCGTGGTAAAGCTTGGCATCTTCATCTTTGACCATCACATCATAGCCTTTAGACGAGATCTGGTTTCCTGCCCGTTCAATAGCTACCTGAAAAGGCTTATAAGCGATACCACGGACTTTGAACTCAGCCTGTACATCGCCATCAGCACCCTTGTATTCACACCATTTTGATACGTCTGAGCTTTTAATAATTCCGACTTTTAAAGCCATAACAACCTCTAATTTTTAGAAATAAAAAAGCCCATGGGTTTCCATAGGCTTTGTTACTGAATAAGTTGATTACACAAGAGCACGTACAATCGTTGGACTGGTACGCACTTGGGCAAAATTGATATCTATTGTAATAATGTCATCGCCACCACCATCAGGGTGATTTGCTTCCTTAACTTCAAGTTGCGGGAAGTTAAACGAGTACTTACTGCCTTTGGTATCTGTAATATCGAAGGTCAATGTAAATACATCACGGGTTTTAATAGCATCAATCCAAGAAGCAGATGTTGCTGAAAACATGAAATTAGCATTTACGCCAATATCCATCATTTTCTCTAAGTAAAACTCAGGCGTGTACTTACCAGAACCGATACAACGGATCGCTTCCAGATTATTACTAAAGTTGATGGTAAGTGTCTGCAGACAAGCTTTACCCTGAATTGATTGACCATTAATAAGTAGCTTTTCAACATTTGGCATACTCACCAGAGGGCGAGTCGATGCTGGAATAGGATTTGTAACAGGATTAACCTGCTGTCGCGTAAATGAGCTACCTACTAAACCAAAGTTACCAGTGATTTTGCCTGTGGTCTGGATCGTCATTTCACCTGTATTCACTTGAATACCACGATAAATAAAGACTTGACCAATATCTTCAAAGACTTTTACCAAGGTAAGAGACTTACGTACTCCACCACCAAAACTTAAAGCATTTGCAGCCCAGTTATTAAAGGCTAAAGCACTTAAGAATAAGTCAAATGTTCCAAGAGATAGTTCAAACTCTAACTGGCCTGTTACCTCTGCTTCAGTAACCACACCACCTTGTCGAAAACGTGAATCTACTACTTCACTGCTTTCTTCAGTTGAGACGTTTTCAGATAAACCATCACTGACACGGCGAACCGTGTACCAGATCGGGTTTGCCGGAGTTGTTCCCAGCACCGCTTCTTCACAAGCATATAATCGAATTTTTGCGCCTGAACTCATTTATAGTTCTCCAAAATTTAGGCATAAAAAACCCGCTTCATCAGCGGGCAGTTATAAAAGATGGGCGTAAAAAAACCCGCTAAATTTGCGGGTTTTTAATGTGTTGCATCTGTGTCGGAGATCACTGGCGGTTCCACACCATTCAAGGCTGCAGCTACTGCCTGAGATAAGTTAGTAGGCTGGAACTCCAATGGTGTTTCACTCAACGGTTCTTCAGGCTCTGGTTCTGGTTCAGGTTCTTCATGCAGACGGATATCAATCCAGCGGCCTTCTGGAATGTCCATTGGGTTCTCGTGATCTGCCACAACAGCAGCAAGTTCAAAATCAAACTTACGCTTGTAAGTTTTAATTGAGATGTCACCATTTTCTAGGGTGTCATACACTACTGCGACGATTGTGTTGCCGTTTGCATCTTTCGGTACTTCGATATACCAGCCTTCCTGAGCAAAGCCTAAAGAACCTTCTAGTAAATAATCACCAACATCAATTCTCTTAAATTCAATCGGCTGTTTTTTTGCATCATTATTGAGCTCGATATGGTCGTTAAATAGCTTAACTACTGGTGATGCTGCTTTTATGAAACCGTTGGAATCCACAGAAGTATTCGCAGATGTTCTTAGCTGCTCAATTACAACAGGTATCTCACTGACAATAACAACGTCATCTGTATGAACAGTAACTAAATAATTATCAGATGTAATATTGGAAATACCGGAAAAATATCTAAATGCCGATGTTGAAGAACTTGCTGTTCTTCGAATGGCAACATAGTCTACATTTTGATATTTAACTACAGCCATACCTGAAATATGAGTTGTTACACCAATACTAATAAGCCGAGCTGTAACACGATCATATGCTTGCTGAATTGATACTAAAGTTCTCGAATGTTGATTTGCTGAGCCTGAATCACCCCTCGAAAACACTAGCTCACCAAACATGTTTCGATTGGGTGAGCTGCTGACAGAATAAGGAAATAACAATACATAGCTAACGACAGAATCTAGGTTTACTCCCGTAATCATTTTTCTTTCAAAAGTTTGGCCTACTCCACCAATTCCAAAGCTGCCAACTTCTATCAAATTACCAGCTGTAGTACCAACATTTCTAGTTGCGGCACTACCAAGCCCTAAGTTAGTTCGAGCATCGGATGGAGTTGTTGCACCGGTACCACCTTGAGAAATTGCAATAGCCTTGGTTAATCCTTTTAGCTCTGTAATGTCACTATTCACCCCTTTTTCTGCTGCTCCGAGATTATTTCGAGCATCTAGTGCAGTTGTCGCCCCAGTACCACCTTGAGAGACTGCAGCAGTACCTTGGACCTGCGAAAAGTTTGGTGCCAGATTAGGAATACCTGAAGCGAATGGCAGCATGAATTGCCGTTTTCCCTGAGCCGAGTTATACGGGAATGGCCGATGATCCCAACTAAATTTAAAAACAAGATTTGCCATTATGCTGTTACCCCATCAATCACTTGGAAAATCAAAGTATCTGTATGCTGGGTAACTCCATTCACGACAGCCTTAATATCCATCTGGCACAGACCTAAAGGCCAAGCTGCTGTACTTGCACCTGATTTAACGTTAAGCCATCCCTTCTGTGTGCTCTGGTTTAATGCTGCGCAAGTCAAGGTAGCCACAGCAGCGCCATCAGCCAGAGCTTTAACCTGTGAAGTGAAGGTATAACCTGTAAGATCAATTGCACGACGAACATCATCCGGTGGATACTGCAGGGTTTCATCCATATCAACCAGCTGCAAATTCAAGTTGAATGTGTCACCACGCTTAAAAACAAAATTGCTCATAAGTGATTCCTATAGACATAAAAAAACCACCGATGAGGTGGTAGTGAAAGATTGGTTTGTTATGTGCTTTAGTTAACTAAAAAACTTATTGATACATTGTATTGAATGAAGTCAGCATCTTTACCCGCATAAATAGATTGGCCATTCAAACATTCTAAGTGTTCGATTGTGAAATATTCAAAATGAGCAAGTAATGCATCACTCAATTTTGTGATTTCAATTATTCCTGAATTGGGACGTGCAAAGCATTGAATCATGATATTACCGGTACGGCGAGTACATGGCTTATCTGCAATGCCAGAAGTAAAACTGGGACCACCTGCAATCGTTAAGCGGCACCAAACACCATCTTTAGGTACATTAAAGCCTGGTAAATTTGGATACTGGATTCTGTCTTGCGTAATACCTGTAAAGCTTTGCATGCGATCAATAATAGCTTGCCTTGTCTGCTCTAAAGTCATTGTCATTTTAGCCACCGTACTTTTGAGAAATAAAGTTAAACGTGAGACCATAAATACCTTGTGGTGCTTGATCAGACCAGCCGTTTTCTAAACGTTCAGCATAAGGTTGGTTATTCTGAATGTAGACCAAATTGCCCAATTTAATCTTTACAGCTTGAATTGCTGCATCGTTAACAGGGTTTGTTTCAGGTTCACGCACGCCTAAATCAGCAGATCTAATCGAGACAATATGTGAAGCACGGTATGCACCAGTATCGACGGGACTTAAATTAACTAAGGATTGCACGGTATCCATGACAATATTCTTTACATGGTCTTCTGCTGTTTTAGCCACATCAAAACTAAATTCAGTTGGCTTTTTCCCCTTCCATCCCATCATTCACCTCGCTTTCTTCATACATTTTAAAAAGGTCTTGAGCGATCGCCTGAATTGAATAAGCTTCAAACTCAGAGCTCGGTTCTCGTTCACCCATGAGCTTTTTAATCTTTTGCCAGACATGAACAGCTTCATGTAAAAGCAATCCATAAACTTGAATTCGGTCTTTATCCGCCGTATCACCAATTTGGACGATTGCATATGCACCATCAGAAAAAGTACTAACCTGTGCATCCGCTCCCATATCCAAAAATTGATCAGCCTTATCCATATCTTCAAATAACAAATCCATGTGTAGTTGATTTCGAGCGAGCGTGTACTGCACATGTTGGAATGGCAAGATATACCATTCAGGAACATAATCAGAATTAACCATGGTTAACCTATTAACTAGGTAAAGGAGTTTAAGTCGCTTCTCTACCATAAAATGAGTTATGAATAAAAATGCCATCCACATATTCGGGATGGCATTCGCAGTAAAAAAATGAATGAGGTTTTAAATCATTATCAGGTATAACCTGAAAGCTGTCATAGACCTCATGTGCACTCCAAGTCATAATTACTCCAATAAAAAACCCACCGAAGTGGGTTTGTAACTAAACTTTTAAAGGTTTCAATTGTGAAATTACTTTAATTAAATTTTCATAATGGGTTTCATTTATATTTTCAAATTTTTTTAATTTTTTTAATAATATTTCTTTTTTACGCATTGAATGAGTATCTAGAAAATCAGAAATCGCATCATGTTCAATAACAATTTCAATTTGTTTAAAAATACTCATGTATAAACCATCTAGATCAACCTCTATTTTTTTAATATTTTCAATGAAGTGGTTTGCCTGCACTTCATTTGCATCAATTTCATCTAACATCACATAAATATTTGCAACGTTCCTATGAAATTGCATTTGATGATTATTAAAATCTTCAACATCTGATTTTGATCGAGGATTAAAATTATAAAAGGATAATAATTCCGTGTTAAGGATTCTTAAGATATCTTCACTTAACTTTTCATTTTTTAGAGCTTTATGTTGAACTCTCCAATCGCTAAACAGAACAAATGCTGCAACTGGAGCTAAAAAGCTTGCTGCAAGAGTTAAAGCATCTTTTATGACGTCGTATGCAATTTCTAGATTAAAGCTATAATCAAAAATTGGATATTTACTTTTAAGAAAAAAAGCTATAACTAAATACCAAAAAACTCCACCAACGGTCCAAAATCCAATTATTTTAATTTGATCATGTAATGACTTTTTAAGCATATATCCCCCTATTTTAGAAGGATATTAGATCAAGTATTTAAACCTTCCTCAACTGACATTTCCAAATAGTAGAAGCTGGATCCTGTTGAATATGAATTACCCGGAATGAGCCTAAGGCTGTTAACCACTCATCATCAATCTTTGGCTCTTTGGTAACTTCATTCTGCAGCACTGTAGCCTTTTTATCCGTGGCCAGTACTCCAAGTGTTTGGATCTCATATTGACTGTATGAGCCAAACAGAACGCCACGGCCAGAATAGTTTTCTTTAACTTCAACATAAGTTTCAGTTTTAGGATCCCAATTCGTTTTAGAGATCCGCTCACATGTAAAGGTATGAATGGCATCTGCTAAATCATCATTAAATGCTTCAGCAATGTCTGCCTGAATTTCGTCACGTAAGCCCATATCATGCCCTGTAAAGTGGTATGCCAAAGCCATTAAAACTTGCATTTGGATCTTTCAAATCAAGTGAATCAATAAAATCAATTGCTATCTGTTCAAAGCTAGAGATTGCTTCAGATCCGTCTTGAAATTCTTTTTCTGACTCAACAGAATCAGCCTTAACTTTCTTACGCTTCAACTGCTGCTCTTTGCCGTTATAAATTACTTTGGCCAGAATTCCTTTGATAATTTCACAAGCCGCGTCCTTAAGAAGTGGATCAATTGGATCTGGTACAAAACCAATTCTGTTTTTCATCCACACATTTGCCAGCTTCACCAGACGAGCCTTATCACTGTCTGGTGCAAAATCGCTGCCCAAAATTGAATTTGCGTCATCTACAGTAATAAAGCTCATTGCATTATTCCTTCGGGATTAATTTAAGAAGTTCTGCTTTTGTTGCAGACGGCTTGTAACCAATGTTTTTACTAGCCAAATACTCTTTTAATTGATCATTTGACCAGTTTTCAAAATCATTAGCTGCCGTTTCTGTAGCTGGGTTTTCTGCCGCTTTTCCAGCTTCCAATTCAGCAATACGTGCCTGCATTGCAGGAATATCATTTTTAAAAGCTTCAAATTCAGTTTTTATACCGACCACTTGAGCTTCAGCATCTTTGAGAGCTTTATCTGCTAAGACTGCTGCATCTTTTAATCGTGAATTTTCAGATAACAACTCTGACTGGTTACCACCGGCCTGCTCTAAGATGGCAATTTTCTGCTTAAGCTGAGTGTTTTCTTCAACTACCTTTTCACATTCAGCTTTTGCATCATCCATCACAGCTTGAAGTTCAGGGGTAATTCCCACTGCGACATTTACTGTGGCCAAAGTCGTTTTTTGTGGCACTTCCAACTTACGAACTTCAACTGGAACTTCCAAAGATTCATAATCCTTTTGAATCTTTGGATAATTACCGTAAATAATTACCTCTTTTGCTTTCAAATTTGGGTTTTCATAATAGTCAGGGTTAGCAATAATGCCTGTCTCTAATGCAGCCGCTGCTGCAATGCGTGTATAGATAATCTTCATGGCGCTTTTCTCTTAATAATAAAAAAGAGGGCTTATTAGCCCCCTTAGGTTTTAATTTTTAGGTTTTAACCAGTTGTCGCTGTACCCGATAAATCAAGTAAGGTACCTGCTGTCATTTTGTTGCTGGTTGCATATTTGATCCAGTTAGCGCTTGAACCAAGTAATGTAAGGTCAGGATTTTCACCTTTCGATGTATCCCAACTATAACCAAGAATATCTAAGTTAAATGCACCTTCAGCACGCATACCGATTGCTAAGTTTTCTTCATCATTGATGTCATAAGCTCGGAAGCCCGGTACTTGTGATTCAGTTACAGTGACAGCGCCATACTGCAAACCAAAAGCATCGTTATCACCTACAGCGTCCGTCACCAAGACCGGCTTTCCTAAGGTTCCCGGTAAACCACCGTAGATAACGATTTCAGATTCACCATAAATTTGCTTAGTGATTGCATCATCGACAATATCGAAATATGTATCTGAGTTCATCACCCATAAGCCAATGCGGCCAAACTTATCACCAAACTTTCGCATACCACGAGTCAATGCTTTGCGGCCATCAACAACGATACTACCTTTTGCAACCATGTCTGGATTGCTAGAAATAGCAGCTTTTAAAGAAGCTAAACTGTACTCTAATCGGCCTGCAACCAATGCATCTGCAAGATCGTAACCAACAACCATAGCAAATTCTTCTGGTGTACGAGCACGGCGCTTAAATGCCTCTTCAGTTGATGCATAAGGACCATATTTATATGGGACTTTTACGCCTACAGACTCACCAGAACCAATTTTCTCTGGAACTACTTTGGCGGTTGAATTCACATCACGATGTTTGATGCTACCGCCCACTTTGTAGAATGCTTCTTTATTGAAATCACCTTCAATGATCTCATTGCGATAAACAATTGCACCATTAGAGGCTTGGTTAAATACATTCAAATTATCTTGCAAACGCTCTAAATAAGCAGTTTGAGCCAATTGATTATAGATGATCATGTCTGAATTAACTGTCGTAGTCATAACTACTTATCTCCAAATATTTAATGATTAGTTCGGTAGTTTTAGGAAGGCATCATTGCCATGTTCTTTGATGTAATCTGCTTTCTGAGAAACAGACATTTCACTGCGTTTCATTCCAGTAGGTGCTCCACCTTTGCCCCCACCTTGAAAACCGCCACCAGTTCCTTTACCACCTTTAAGAATTAAGTCTTTATGCTGGTATCCACCAACCAATGACTCTAAAGCTTCATCAACATTTGCAAGTTCACCCGGGCGGACACGTGAATAAATCTTTTCGCCGTTCGGATCATATGCAACCACCTTGCCTTCTTCGATTTTGAAGTGATGACCAAAGGTTGCCTGAACCATGTCCACAGGTACTGCAATGTTGTCTTGAATGTACTTAGAACGAGCAAAACCACCGCCGATAAGTTCTTTATGTAAAGAGGCTTCTAGAGCATCACGTTGCGCAACAATCGGGGCATATTTTTCCTCAACTGCTTTGATAGCTTCAGCTTTAACTTTCTCAACTTCACCGGCATCCACCAGCTTTTTATCATCGAGATTTTGGATTGTTTGTAATGCCTTTTTAGCTGCCGCTGGGTCTTCAATTCCTTCAAAAGCTTTTAATGCTTTTTCGGCTGCTTCTTTGGCTTCACGATGTGTTTTAGCTTCATTGTTTAAGCGTGCAATTGTTGCTACCGAGTGTGGTGCATCATGTGGCATTTCTTTGCCGTCATCATGAATATAGATCGGCTTATCACCGTCTACTTCCGCATAAACTTTACCGTCGATTGTTACTGTTTTAAGTTTCATTGGTCATCCAACCTATATATACAAAATGGGCATCCGCCCGGATTCGCCGTTAGCATCCGCTTTCGGCAGGCAATAAAAAAGCGCCCTTTAGGACGCTTCATTTCTATAAATGATTATTTACTTAAAGCTTGGCGTACAAATGCATCTTTTGCTTCAAGTAGCTTTCTTAATCCTGTGGATTTTTCAGGCCCGTCAGGAAGTTGCTCATCCATTTGCCGAGCTAAATCACCAATTGGCTTACTAACTTGCTGCAAATGTTCAGGTAAATGTTCATATTGGAAATATTGGATAATAGGGCTTGGCATTTTCTTCTCGCAAAAAAAGCACCCGAAGGTGCTATGGTTAAAAATTAAGTTCTATTTGATGAGTGCAATTGCTTTTAATCTTTCAAAAGTAAAACCATAAATTGCCATGGCTTGAAACCTTAATTTGAAGAAATGGCACCAGAATTCATTTTGTGCTCAGAATATATTGAGCATCTGACATATTGATTTGCTTTTCAGGCATTTGTAGTGCCTTTCGCTACGTTTCCTTTGCACTCCAAACCTTTTGTCTAGGTTCATCACCAACTAAGCGGATGCCTTGAGGACCACCTACATCAAATGTTGCCGTGATAGTCGCTGGACCCTCAAAAACACTACAATTCATTTTTACAGCGGTTAATCCAGCTAATGGAATACCTGTTTCCTCGTCACAAAGAGCAAGATGAGAAGATTTATCTGAAACTCTTTTAAGTACCAAATGTCTAACTTTTGATTCACTCATAAGCCAAACTCCATAAATGACAAAAGCGCCATTTGGGCGCTTATATAGGTGAAAATTGTGTCTTAAGTGAGTTTAGAATTACCTGTAATCGGCAATAATTACTCACAGTTAAATCCAGTTCCAACAAGGTCTTTTTTCAAATTTGAAACGAGATTTTGTTGTTCCTGCTGTTGTCCACTAAGATAATTTTTATCTAGAGTCTCTGCACCATCAATAGATTTATAAAGCTCTTTAGATTCCTCTAAATTGTCTTTTAAAAACGTGGTGAGGTTTAGTTTCGCCTGGGCAGCTCTACATAAATTATTTTTAGCTTCTAAACCTTGAGTAGCCTGTTTTACTTGACCAGTTGCAGGATCAAAAGAATATGCATTTGCCATTGCTGACTCCAAAGCTTCAGACAATCGATCATATTCTTTAAGATATTTTTGACTTGGTTCAGCTAAACAAGTGATGGAAATTAGGGTTAGACATACAAAAGCTATTGTTTTCATATTGTATAAATTCTGATGTTTTAAAAAATATAACATAAGAAAAATTACAGACCCAACTTTTTAAAAGCTTTTTCATCCAACTTTCTCAAATCATCTAAGCTATAGAAACGGCCTTCAGGATCAAAGAACTTATCAAAATCAAATTTCCCATCTTTATAGAGCTTAAAGCGCTTTGGCCCTAGCCACTCCCTTTGAAAGAAATCATCTGTTTTCTTAAAGAACTCTTTGAATGTGGTGTTTGCATCTAACTGTCCTATTAACTGGCTTCGCTCTTCTTTGGGGATGTCTTTAACTCTACGTTCGTCCATTACAAATGGCCGTTCGCCAACAAGTTGACCGTCCTTCTCGACCGGAACCAAGATACTGCGACAGTTAGGATGTAACGGCGGCACTCGCTTTGCCGGATCATTTATTTCCCACACTGAACCATCTAATGAAGCGCAAAGCTTAGAAGTTCGTCCATCTAAAACGCTAACAAATCGGACATATTCAAAGCCAATTTGGTTGAAGCTATTTAGATAGGCTTGATTAGCTACATGACTTCGCACAGTTCTTACCGTTCGCTCAATATCAGTTTTGGTACCATTTAAGATCCCATCTTCATAGTTAAGCCGTTTGGTACCACGAATACGCTGAACAATTTCTTGGTTAGTTTTGCCTGAATTAATACCATCTCGAATTGCATACTCAACCTTTTGACGGGCACTTTCAGCAATTCTTGAAAGCAGATCATCGACAAGAGCGCCACCTGCCAACGGAACTTTTTTAGCGGATAAGAATAGTTTTTCCCCATCAGGCTTATTAATTTTTGCTCCATAGAGCTTAGCTACGTAATTGGCCTCATAAACAGCCAGCGCCGTAGCAGAAACGGCAAAAGCTTCAGGTAATGCTAAATTAACACTGGCAAACCATTGGGCAATCAAATCCCTAATTTCCCTTAAATTTGAAGTTGTATATTTACCACCAGCTAAAGCAACTTTCTCCGACTCATTAAGCTCATCCAATAAATCCCGAAGCTTAGATAGCATCTTGCTCGTATCATCATTGAATAAAGCCAATAACTCATTTACCGTTTTTGATGAAGCACGATAAAGATAGGCCTGGTGCTGAGTGAGTACTTCAAATAGTTTTTTGATATCTGTTGCCATCTCACTCTACCTTTTGATTTAAAGTCCCATCTTGCTCTGCTTCAACATTCTGAAGCTCTTCTTCATATTTTTGTTTAGGGAACATACCTGTTTGGTTGTATTCCCACCATGATTTAAATGAAGATCGGCCTTGTAGAGCTGCTTCAAATAACTGTCGAGCTAACTCAGCTAAATAACCCTGTTTGTTAAATTCTTGACTGATTTCGAACATCAAATCATCTTTAGTTAGAACATCCACATTAGGCGTTACAAACTTAGCAGCCCATCGTAATGCTGCTGACAAGGCTTCATTCATATTAACGACACAGAGCGAAAGAACTGAATGCTGAACGGCGTCATCACTATTCGCTTCGGTAGCGGTCTTTTTACTTCCCGAGCCCTTCTCAATTAAACGCGCCCCCATCTCCTTCATTTTTTCCCACTTATCTTTCATCGCTTCCCGGGCAAGAGTATTAGGGTCGGCTTGTACAATTCCTAAACCACCATTTTCAGGTAAAGGCAAAAGTACTTTCGCTCCAATGTAGATGCCACGTTTCTTGGCTTGGTCATACCACTCCCAATTAACACCCTTCGCATAATATTGAGGTTGCCCCATATAAAAAACGGACTCTTGAAAGTCCGCACTGTCTCTGTAATGGGCTAAATTGAGATTAGCCAAAGGAAGTAATGGTGGCTTTTTAATCTCTTCTGAATTATCAATTGCACCTACAAATGTAAAAGGTATATAGGTCCAGAAATTCCCGTTGTAATCTGTTGGAAACTTCTTCTCTCCGCCAACCCAGTTACCCTTTTCACCCTTTGTGTACACCTGAACGGAATAAATATATTCCCCATTTCCCTCTTGCTCTAAACGAAGTACACGATATTGCTCTTGTTCGGTTTTACTAAATCCATCAGCACCGCGCTCAGACTTAAATTCACGTATAACCACTAAGCAAAGCTTTTTCTGGTTATCGATCATTACTGAATCCCAATTCACTACATCAAGGGCATTTAGTAAATGAATCATCGGATAGGCTTTTTGTGCTTTAAATTCCGCTAGATTACGAGCTGGCGGCACATCAGGATAATCTACATATAAAGCACAACGATAATGCTTCAATAAATGGCGAATTCCATTTTGAGCCAATTGATAAGTACTTAAACCAGCACCATTTGCATTACGTTCTAAATGAGCAAGTTCCGGAGGAAATTTAAAACTTGGATCGGTTGCAAAAGCTGCACCAACTAAACTATTTAATGTAGTCCCTGTTACTTCATAAAAGACTGCACGGGTAAGATAAGCCTCATAAGCGCTTTTATTTGCAGGTGATTTATCATGTGCATTTGGCATCGGCAAATATTTTTCACCTTTAGCCTTAACTGCATCTTCACCTTCACAAACATCATCAAGTTTTTGCCAGTATGGCAAGTTCTTAACATATTCAGCATGTTGAAAAGTTACATCACTCATCGAGCAAATCCCATATCAGCAAAGAAGGCTTCAAAACCTTCATGTAATTCATTAAACGCATCTGAAGCTGCATCCACTTGGTCGTCATGTGTGCCATTAGGAAAATGACGAAGCTCATCAATAAAATCCTTATTCCATTCACCTTTGAGCATTCGTACATTTCCTACGTTAACTTGGGCCGCAAATGGTTGTGCACGTGTAAGCTTGTCACCTGAAATTGGCTTAGCTATCACGCTATAACCCGCAAGAAGCTTCACAAATGAACTAGCTTGTGATTTACCAGCTTGACCGGGATCTTGTGGTAGACGCACAGAAACTTTTTTCCCATCTATTTTTGCTGTTTGTTCTAAGCGCTTATTCACATTGTCAGGTCCAAGCTGTCCTCTAGTTACATCGACAATGTAAGTAAAACCATCTGCGCCTAGAGCTTCTCGCACACCTACTGTAAAGTCGCCCTCATTTTCGGTAGCCCCAAAATCCCAAGCCCTAACTTGTTTCACTACATCCGCAGGCAAAGCATCAACAATTTGAATATTGTCGGGCTTAAAAAAACCGCCTGCTGGCGGTGATGGCATTTGTCGGTACTGCCCGGCAAATACATATGGTGCTGCTTGCTCCATTAGCCTCAATTTTTGGATATTGTGTTTTGCTGGCCACAGTGCGGATCCGTCTTCCTGAATAGCTGAAAGACATAGATGCTCCCACACTTCACCGTTACCACCAGCTACAGGAACGCCGTCTTTTCTATCACCTAGCAACCATCCAGCTAAATCATCTTCATGAAGTCGCTGCATAATCACAATGATCGGCGTATCTGGCGAGTTAGTACGCGATTCGAGTGTGTTCTGAAACCAATCAATTACCCCTTCTCGAATAGTTTTTGATGAAGCTTCATGTGCTTTATGTGGGTCATCAATAATAATGCAGCCACCAAAGCCTTTACGAAGTTTTCCTGCACCAAAACCAGTAATCGTACCGCCTGTACCTGTCGCATAGCAGACACCGCCTTGAGAAGTTCTCCAGAAGTCTTTAGCCTTACTATCATCACGCAATGTAAGCTCAGGAAAGACTTTTCTATACGCCTCTTCTTGTACAAGAGTTCGTATTTGGAAGGCATTATTTGCGGCAAGCATTGCCGAGTAACTGATATGAATAAACTCACAGTCTGGATTCTTACCAAAACACCAAGCCATGAAATTAATTACAGCAATTTCAGTTTTAGAATATCGTGGTGGAACGTTAATAATTAACCGCTTTATCTCTCCGCGATAAACTTTCATTAAAGCTTCGCAGATTTCTAAGTGGTGCCAATTTTGCATCCATTTATAACCACGGCGCTCCTTAAACATGTACCTTGTGAAGAAATATAAATCTTCTTGCGCCTCGATCCGGATGGCTTTATCCCGAGCCGCATCAGTACTCATCTAAGACTTCCCTCCGCGCTTTTAAGTAATCTTCCATTGGAACTGGAATTTCTGAATTAACTGTTTGGACTGGTCCGCCGTCTTTGCCTGTAATTTCTTGGCGATTAGTAAATTGACCACCAATGTCTTTAGCGGCTTGCTCAAGAATTTTTAAGGCTGTTTTGACGTTTCTAGTCTTCTCAAGTTGTCTTTGGTATTGCTTCAATCGGTAGTACTTATTAGCAATTGGAATATCAATTAAGCCTTTATCAAACTCATCTCTGGTTTTTTCAAATAGTTCGACATACTTTTTGCTTAAGTTCTTACCAGCAACCTTTGTAGGGTCATAAGTTGCAACTTGAACACGATCTATATCAACGCCAAACTCTTGTTTTACGAGTTCAGCCACTTCTTGAGGTGTATCACGACAAGCAAGAGACTGAACTATAAAGATTTTCACAGGCTCTTTTAGTGTCGCCATAACTTCCTCATCGTATAACTACGTATAACAAAATGGGCAAAAAAAAGAGCCATTAGGCTCAATTGATTACACAGTTGCCGCAGCATTTTGAAATATCAAGATTCGAAACAAACGGCGGATTTTTTGCGACTTCAATAAGTCGCTTAACATTTTTGCTTGGTCCATAACGTTTAACTACGCCAATAAACTCTTCAACGTCATGACCAGCAAGATAGTGCTTAGGAAGACCAGAACTATCGCTATAAACAATTTCTCCGTCCTCGTCTCTCATCACTCCAATGTGGTAAAGCTCATGTTCAAGTAAGTAACAGAACTCTGTATCGTTTGCACGCTCACAGAAAGAAGCGTCGACAGTTATTAAATAAGTAGGTACAAAACCAAACCAATCACGCATCTGTTGCTCTTGTCTGGCCTTACGCCATCCACCAACATTGAACATGACTTTTTCGCACTGACCTAACACCATAGCTTGCTTACTTTTATATGCAGAAGAGGCCCAAGCAAATGCTAAAAATTCTTCATTATCGTGAAGCAGCTCAGCAATATGGTCATGGTCAGGGTTATAAAGAGGTCCACCTATCGTTAAGTAGTTGGCCACAACCCATTTCTTTAGGTCTGGAGCGGGTATTAAACGAATTGCTTCCTCTTCTTCTGCCTGATCCATAAAATCAGTTGGAGGAAATGGTCTGATCTGATCCATCTTCAATTCTCTCTAATTCTCTTTTAATCCAGTTGATTGCATAACCTGATTCAATTTGGTGAGGCTCAAGACGCTCAAATACATAACCTCGGTCTAGTGCTAGATCATACTTATTAAATGAATTTGCTATCTTTGTGCCACCTCGGCCAACTGCCCACGGACTGCCAGCAATTTCTATAAGAAGATTCAACTTCACAATATAAAAATCGAACCGCCAATTTTTTGTTGATTCAAATTGAAATTTTCTTCTATAACCAATTCGATGCTCTTCTAGTTCTTGAAATAAGGTTTCTTCGGCCTCGAGATATTTTTCTTTAGCTTTAGGCAGTGGTCTGGATTTGGGTTTCGTTTTGAGCTCTTTTTTTTGTGTAAGCCAAAAGTACTCTTTATCATCCATACCTCTAGCCTCTTATAAAAAGCCCTCTGGCTTACTGTTGAGACGAGCAATTAATTTATGTTGCTTTGCTATGGCCAAAAAAAATCGCTCATCTAGGTGAGCGATCTGTTCTGTATTTAAACCTTTTGTATTGCAACTTCCCAAATGGTTTAGCTCTATTTGAAGCTGTCTAATCTCATTCGTAATTTTTTGAAATTCAGTCATACATACTCCAAAAAGAAAAAGCCCCGCCAATAATCGATATTTAGCAGAGCTTCTTGTGCCATACTATGCTCGGCAACTTTTCTATAGAATCGTAAAGGTAAAAGTTTAAAAATCCTTTCATTGGAGATTATTAATTAAAATAATATCGTTTAAATTCATCTTATTAAGCAATAAAAAATCAATATCACCCTACTGTTCAACTTCTTTAAATAAAATATACAAAGCTGCATAGTTATCTATAGCTGTAACAATTTCCTGCTTTTTTTGATCAAATGGTATAACAGGTGTCCGTTTTTGATGAACTTTATCAATAATCTCATCTTTCAACTCGATATAAAAAACCGTAGATTTAGGGAATTCATCGCTATCATTGAATTGTTTGCCATAAAATAAAGGATAAAATTTATTTAATTGATCAATTAACAACCTTGTTAATTGAACTTTTATTTCAGACTTAAGATCATTGAAACAATCCGATTGTTTAATTTCATTGATGAGTGAAAAAAAATATTCTGCTCTACTATCCACTAAATGGCTGCTTCCAAAAACACCTGAAAAATGTAAACTTTTCAAAAGTAACATCCGATATGTTGAAACTTTAATTGACTTTAATTGATCTATTGTTACTTGTAACTCCTTTTTTGCTTCTTTTAGTTTAACGATATTGCCTCCAATAGATAGCTCTTGAACCTCATCAAAATATGCAATTATTGCGGATACAATTGCAGAAAATATTATCAAAATGACGAAGTGGTTTGGCTCAATATATTTATTCCTTAAAAGGATAAAGGAAATAAATGAAAATAAGACAAACGTAATTAAAGAAAATATGATTCTCATGCAGTTTTTTTAGCAAAGAAAATTTTATTATCAACGATTTAAATATCGTTGCAATAAATTTTTCGATATTTTCATTTAAAGATAGTTTATTCATTCTGATAAAATAAAAGCCCATCATTTGATGAGCTTTAATACCAGTGATTTACTTACACTTCCAACACTGTATCACAAATATGCCATACCCCGTGCGCACACTCAAGCGGTTTTTTCAAAAGTTTCAAATCTGAAATGCGGATTTCGACTTTTGATATAAGCCATACCACATTTTAAATCCTGTCTGATTTGATTAACTGAAGTGTCATTACTTTGAGCAATATCACGTAATGAATTGCCCATAACATGATGTGACCAAATTGCTGAGATCCATTCTTGTAAAATATGGTCTTCAATTAATTTAATATCAATAATCAATCTATGGATTGCACGTGCCTCATTGTCATTTAACTCACAGCAAGTACCCTTACGGCGAATGCATAAACGATCTTTTAGATTTTCATCGCTCATATACATAGCTATTAATTTTTCTCTTTGTTTTTGAGTGATGCGTTTTGTTGGCATCGTCTTAACAATTTTGACCATTGTTTCGGTATCGCCGTTTAGCCAAGCTCCAAGCTGGCGACACCACTCTTCAAAACTAAATCTAGACCAATCGACCGCTTGTAAAATGTGTTGTTGTACTGGCATATTCATTTTCATCCCACCAATTGCTCAATTTGTTTAATCGCCACGCCTGCTTTCACTTGCTCTGTGCTGAACCGTAAAACTGTAAAACCCATCATTGCTGCGGAGTTGTATTTCTCCATATCCCCTAAATAGCCCTTACCTCTTGTGTGACGGCCTCCGCTCCAGATCCCGCCTTCTACCTCAATCAAAATCTTTGAACCCTTTATTAAAAAATCTGCTCTCCATTTGCGTTCAGGATGGAACTTATATTCCTGTTCAAAACCAATCTTGCATGCTCTTAAATGCGTTGCCAGAACCACTTCACCCACACTTGGTTGTCTGGCAACTTGCTTTGCTGAACGGCGCTTTTTATTTTTCTTTATGGGAAATAACTTGCGGTATTCAGCAATGCTGACTGATGACATCAAGCACCACCTTTGAGCACTTGCTCTATAGCTTTAAGGGTTCGAATCATTGCCATTTGTAGAAATTCATGATTGCCGCGCATGTCTTCTTCAACATACTGCAAAGCATATTGAGTCTCTTTTAATGCCCCATCTAAACGCTTTTGCAGCTCCTCCACTTTCGCTTGTTGTTCTTTTTGAATCTCCCAAGCCCACTTTCCAGATTTACCCTCAAACTCACTCATGGCTGGCTCCTTTTTCTGCATCACACATTTCACATTTATCTATATGCCCCCACCCATCATCTCGAATGAAGCCAAACCCCTTACAAGCCTTACATTTGACTTTCTTTTT